AAACTAACATTTTTTATCTTCAAAAATATAATTTTTATTAAATCTATTATTAGTATATAAATGTCTCAAACTGATATAACAGGAAGCAAAATTTACAATGGTTTAGCAGATTTAGGAAAATTTAAGGCTTATTTATGTATTATTATTGGATCAATAATTTCTATAATTTTATTTATTATTGGTGTTGTATATATTTACACTGATGATTCACAAAATTATATTTATATTGATGATGCTTTAATTAAAAAAGTAATTGAATGTAAAAGCTATGATAATAATTACGGTGATAAAAAAATAACAATGTATAAATGTACATTATTAATTTCATACAAACAAAATAATAAAGATATTGAAACACAACTTTTTGTTGAAAGTATAAAATTATACATTGAAAATGAACCCATTAAAATAATGATAAATAAACAAAATAATAATGTAAAATTAAATGATACATTATCTATGAAAACAACTGGTTGTTTATTTATTGTTGGTAGTATTATATGTTTTATATCTTGTTTTTTATATTATTATTTAACAAATAAATTTCAAGTTTTCTCAGCATTTTCAGGTTTGGGCACCGGATTAAATTTGCTTAAATTTATTTAAATTGATTTAAATTTGCTTAAATTATTTTGATTAAAAAAAATTGAAAATTATATATCATATAAATAATACATATTATATAAAAATAAATAAATGTCAAAATTAGTAAATTATAATAATAAAACTGGTTATATTATTACTTTTGAAAATGGCCTTGGAAGTGTCGATCAAGTAATGTTTAGCGCACAATTAGAAAATGAAATAAATAAAATAGGAGGATATTGTGAAATTGTGCAAATTGATGGTTTTTTGTTTGTAGGAAAAAGTATGGAACAATCAATAGAATGTATTAAAGAAAATATTAATGAAATTAAGAAAATTAAAAATAATAATATTGTTATAATATTTAATGTAAATAATAATATTGGTATTTTTAATAATGGTATTAATATTAATAATTTATTTGGTTTTAGCTTTGAAGATTGGAAGCATATTTGTATTACACCAAATATGGCATTAGAAGATAGAAGTTATTATACAAAACATAATATTAATGAATTAAAAGAATTATTTAACATGTATATGGGTTATACAATGTATAATGTTTTGACACTTAATGAAGATAATATAAATTATGTTAATTTAAAAACACTTCCGTTTTCTGAAAAACCAACATTAGGAATTGTTATTACATCAATAGAATATGAACCAATATATTTTGTAAATTCATTAAGCGATATTTATAAAACTATTTATAATAATAGAAAAAAAAATTTATTAAATGCGTATGCCGTAAAAGGGGTCCGTGAAGAAAAACTTAAAGCAATACAATATTTAGAATTTTTAGAAAAATATTATAGTAAAGATAATATTGTATCTAAACATAAAATATCTTATCAAGATAATTATAATTATAATTATGATGAAGACGAAAATGATGAAAATATAGAAATTGTTAGTTTTATAAAATCACCATTAGAAATTTGCAAAACATTACATTTAAATAGTATGAAACCATTAGCAACAAAATATGAGCAAGTAAGTGTTTTTACATCAATTGGCGCAACAGTTAAAGATAATATTGAGAGTGTTCGCATTCGTCATAAAAGATATTCTAAATATTTAGAACAGAATTTACAAATACATGTACAAATAGATGATATTATGCGTCAAATTGAATTTGAAATTTGAAATTTATTTATTTTATTTTTCATCCTTAGTATTTTTATTATAGTTGATTAATGTATGGATACTTTTATATGCATTTTAATTGAATGTGATAATGTAAAATCATTAGGTAAATCATGCGAACGTGATATATTTAATATTTATAATGAATTAATATTAAATAAAGCAAATCCAAATAATATATATATTCTAACAAATAATACAGTTTTTTTTATTCAAAAAAATATTTCATTAAATTTGTTCAGTAATAATATAAATAATTTAGAAAATATTTTAAATAATAATAATTCAAAATCATATTATTTTCATATTTCTGGTCATGGATATATTGGATATATTAATAATAAAAATAAAAATATAAAATGCGAACAAATAATTTTATCATCTGGTGTTCTTACTGATTATAAATTTAATGATATACTTATGAAATATATAGATAAAAACGCAAGTATAAGAATATCAATTGATACATGTCATTCAGGCACTTTTAGTAATTTATGTTATAAAATAATAGATGATAAAACACATATACAAGTTACAGAAAAAGAATCATATTTTTTAGATGCGTATAGTATTAGTGCGTGCAATGATAATGAATTGGACTCATGTGATATTGGCAAGGTTGGTTTTGGTGGTTCTTTAACAGTTCATTTATTAGATGATAATAATTTTATTGAATTTATTTTTGGCGATAAAATTAAAGTTAAAAATAATTTAGCAAAAATATTAAAGTTATTGAAACAAGAACCAATATTATGTTGCGATATTATTTAATTTATTTTAATGTAATTAATAATTATTATGAGTAATAATTATTACGAAATTTTGGGTTTAGATAAATCATGTTCTCATGAAGATATTATTAAAGCATATAAACAAAAAGCATTAATATTTCATCCAGATAAAAATAAAGAAAATAATAAAGCAAAAAATCAAGAAATATTCACTGAAATAACAAATGCTTTTAATATATTATCTAATCCAGAAACAAGACAAAATTATGATAATTCGGGAATAGACGCAGAAGGCTCTTTAATTGATTTACAAGAAATAGTTGATGACATTTTAGATAAAAATAATGAAGAAATACCAAACGTGATTATAAATTTAAATGCTACTATTAATGAATTATACACTGGTATAATAAAAGAAGTTAATTTTATTAGATTTAGTCCTTGTAAAAAATGTGGTAATTCAGGAGCATTTGATAATGAGAATGATAATGATGTAAATTGTGTAAAATGTGATGGCAAAGGAGTTATTTTAAATAGTAAAAAAGGAGGCAAATTAGGATTTGTAATAAATGAAAAAAAATGTGAAATGTGTAATGGAGATGGAATAAATCCAGATATTATAAAATGTTCAGTATGTAATGGCAATAAATATGTAAAAGAAAATGTATGTTGTGATGTTGAAATTCCGTGTGGTGCATATGATAAATATTACATTGAATTAGAAAATGAAGGCAATTGGATTCCAGAAAATGAAAGAAAAAATAATAATAATAATCGCACAAACGTTATTGTTGTTATCAATGAAATAAATAATATAGCAAATATTAAAAGGGGTATGTTTATAAAAGAATTAAACCGGATAAATAAAGCAGATATATTAATTAATGTTTCTATCAGTTTTGAAGAAGCATTATGTGGATTAAAAAAAATATTACTTTAATTAATAATAATACTATTGGCATAGAAATAAAAGAAATTATTAATAATGGTGACATATTCGTTGTAAAAAATAGTGGTTTTTCAGTTTTAGAAAAAGAAAATAATTATGGTGATTTATTTATTATGTTTGATGTTGTTAAACCACAATTATCAATACAACAACGAAAAAAAATGTGGCAATTATTAACTAATACATCATATCAAGAATTTGAACAAATAAAAAATATTAAAGAATTGTGTAGTTTTGATAATTATATTATTGAAAAAAAGCAAAAATTAAGTAAAACATTGTAACGGCATTAAAATATTATCTTTAACATAATCTCCTAAATATAATGGATAATTGTTTTCTTTTATATATTTTAATAATTTTGTATAATCCGAAATTGTTGGATGGAATATAAATCTTATTAAAAATTTTACTTTTGGTATATGTAATTCTGTAAGAAAAATTTCGCATGAATCCGGATTAATTATTTGTTGTAATTTATCTGGTAATAATGATGTTTTTAAATCTAATAATAAATTTAGATTACATTGAATATGTGATATATTTTCTTCTTGTAATGGATTAATACCTAGTTTTAATTTTCCTGTATTATCATAATATTTTGTTGGATTAATATTTCTAAATGAATATTTATCTTCTGCTATATATATATCTTCCGTTAATTCAAATACACCAATTTGCATTAATCTTTTATATTCAATACACATTGCTAATGCTATTATTGGTAAAGTAGCAAAATATATACCTTTTTTACCAGTATCAGAACACACCAACGCATTTTGTAATGCTCCATGTGTTGTTTCATAGTTACAAATATTGGGTGCAGCTCTAAATAAATATGTCCCTTTATTTATTTTTTTATATGATAATGCAGGTTTAATATTCATAATATTAATAATATGTAAAATATTATTTACATATTAATAATTTGAAGAAATAAAAAATATTAAAAAATTGTGTAGTTTTGATGATTGTATTATGACATAAAGACAAAAAAGCAAGAATTTGCTTCACAATTTAGGAAAGGCTGATTTAGGCACCAAAATGGGGTTGGGGTTAGACGTTAATTCACCATTCATGTTCGGCATTACTTGCGTCACGGATAAGGATGGTGTTTTGGGTTTGGTGGCGGACTCAGTTTTGGGTGATTTTGAAGGGGATGCCAAGATTGCAGCAATAATAAGTCCCCCGGCCAGTACTGCTCCCCAAAATCCTACCTCCTCTGGGTTTTCCTTAACTGTGTTCGCAATAACTCCTGCAGCATGCGTGGTTTTATTTGCAGCTTTCTCCGCAGCCGTCATTGCAGTTTGTGCAACGTTTCCTGCACTCTCGATGATTTTTTGTGTTGCTTTAGACTGCCAGACTTGATTTGCAGTATTTACAACTTCCTGTGCGGTTGAGTGCATCATAGATGCTAAATTACTCACGGCGACTTGGTCTTCCGCAGGTTTGTTTTTTGCGTCAGCATCAGGTTTTGCGGCAGCAGCGGTTTCTGCGGCAGCAGCGGTTTCTGCGGCAGCACCGGGTTTTGCGTCCGCATCGGGTTTTGCGTCCGCATCGGGTTTTGCGTCAGCAACTGGAAACAACCAGCTGCAAGCTGAGCTAATCACATAATTCATTTTTCAAAAGAACGAGAATGAAAATTTAATTTATTAATACAAATTATAAACTATCTATTTTTTCAATTTTTTATATATTACTCGTCTTTATCGTCATTATGTTCTCTTATTGCTTTTTTCTTATTAGTAATAAAATATAATACAATACCAATAAAAATCATGACACCAATAAAATATAATGTGCTATAAGGCATAGAATATCCCATTAATTGAAAACTTTCTTTTTGATTTAATGTTTTTAGTAATGGTTGAATTGATACTTTTGATAATATTTTATTATTTATTGATGGTTGAATTTTAATTGGCTCATCACTTGCGACAGATATAACGGGTTCAGCCGGTTTTGAAATTTGTGGCACTCTCTTTTGTAAATTATTAAATATCTCTTCTGAGCCTAAATCATTAACAACTTTGAGAACATCATTAATATCAATATTATCCATTGTTTTATATTGTAAATATCTTTATTATATATATTTTTATAAACACATTATAAAAATATATATCGTAAATATCTTTATTATATATATTTTTATAAACACATTATAAAAATATATATCGTAAATATCTTTATTATATATATTTTTATAAACACATTATAAAAATATATATCG